TGCATCTCTCATTGCATCAGCATCCTCTAGTTCTTTACGCTTAAACTCTAGATACATTTTTTCTTCTTCTCTAGATACTTTACCATCCCCATTAGAATCTGCTGGGTGATAGTTTGTTACCTTTACTTCTTCATCTGCCATTTTATCTCCTGTTTTTAGCTTGTGCCTCTTTCACTCGTTTATTTTCCTCTTTCACATGTTCGTTTAACATAGTCAAATAAATTTCTCTTTCGTAAGGTAGCATGTTTTCAATTTCTGTCAACGACCAATGATGTAACTGTATCATTTGAAAGTTCAATTGATAATAGGCCTCTAAATCAATATGAGAGAGGCCTACTAAAAAAAACTTTGCATACCTTGTAGTGTAACCTTACCTTTCTTTTTTGTTTTAGGGTTAGTCACATTTACAACATGCTTCAATCTTGGCATTGTTGTAAAAAACATTTGAACTTTTCCAAATTGTTCTTGTGTAAGATTCTCTAAAAAATCTTCAAGCTCCTTTTGTTCTAAGTCTGCTGCCTCATATGTTTCTACACCATCAATTATTTGATGAATACATTTTGTGGTCATTGATATGATTGCTTCAGCAGTCATATTTTGAACATTTGCTCCACTAAATGTCTTAATTGTTGGATAAGACATGATCACTTTAACGCTGTCTGTTAATTCAACAACATTATTATGATCATCATCCACTTCAACTTCAATCTTTGATAAATCAACGGTTGTTTTGACTTTTGTTTCATTATCATCTGGACAAGTAACCATAATATCAGCTTTCTCACCTACAGATTTAGAGCGTATTTTTAAGAAAATATATTCTATATCAAATGATGGTAAATGCTCTACTTTTACCTTATTAAAAGTACAATTTTCTATTACTTGTACTAATGCATCAGCAATTTCTGTTTGAGCATCAGATTGCTGTGCTTGTAATAATATCTTTTCTTCTTTTACGAGAAAAGGTCTATATTTTATTTTTTCATCCGTACTAGGAATATTCAACTCAAATGTTTGTGTATTTAATTTAGGCAAAGCCATAATTTATCTCCTTTATATTAAAATGTAATTGGCGGAAACACTTTACCACCAAATACTCTACCAATTGGAATAGATCGTTTCAACTGATTGATAACGCTTCTTCCTGTTCTTCTTAATTCAGGTGGTAATCCAGATAAGAATCCACCACCGGGTTTTACAACACCAGAAGATAGTCCGCCTACCTTTCCTGTGCTATCTATATCTAAATCAAAGTTCAACCAATCTCTATATGAAAAAGTAACATTTATTTGAACAAATTGATTTTGATTGCCACTGTCATATTGTATCTCACCTATGGCTGATGGAAAACACTCTCTCATTCTTACACCATATGTCACACTATCTCTATCATTTAAATCTTCAAATTGACCTAACTGAAATATGTCTATGTTGCTAATGTAATTATCATAAAAATTAAACATACCACTTTGATTATCATACATTGTAGATTGCCAAACTTCAAAAAACTGTCTTAATCTTAAAAATTTATCACCAATAAATGTTGCAGTCACATCTCCGTATTGTACTTGTGTTGGATACTTATATGGGGCACCTGCAATACGATATGGACTTGTATTAAATGTTCTTCCGGGCATTGTAATGTTAGTACACATCAAAGTTATCATTGGTGCTAAATCTCTCTCGTATTGTAATGGCTCTGCTCTCTTTGCATCAGCCATCCCTGGAGGACCTCCAACAAATGCTTCATCAGCACTAAATGGTATATCTCTATCTTTTAATGCTTGTGTAAGTACATCATTTTTAGGTAAACCTATATTAACTAAAAAACGAGTATTTCTTGCGACACCCTCAGCCTTAGATATTGCTGATCTAAAACGATTAAGTGTTGTTTCAGGATTTGCTCTTTGTTTTATTCTAGGATCACCAGGTATATTATCATATTCTTTACCTCTTGGCAACCCTATTCTGATATCAAAGGGCCCTACTCTTTTACCGCCTCTAAATATTGCCATGTTTTTTTCTGTTCTTTAAATGAGCTGCTTCAACTAACTTTTTGTTTTGTCCATAATATTCAACAGCATGTCCTTGTTTACACATGAGTTTATTAATACTCACACCATCACACCAAACATCCCCAAGAATACGACCAAACTTTCCAGTCTCATCTCCCTTGTATGTTTTAATTACAATACGAGAAGCATCTTTTAATTGCTTCTTTAAAAACTCTTTTGATAGAAGTCCATACTTCTTTTCTTCTAAATCTCTTGTACGACTTTCAGGAGTATCAATTCCATATAACCTTACTCTTTGCTTATACATTATATCAAAACCCATGTCAAGTATTACATCAATGGTATCACCATCAACAACTTTTGTAACTTTGCTTACTCTATAACTAAAATCTGTTGGGTCACCTAGTCTGTTCATTAAATCATTCTCCTACTATCACGCCATACTTGACTTGCACTTGCTTTTCTAAACTGTGCGACTGGCATGAAAATAGATGGCGCATAATCATCTTCTTCCAGTTCTAAAAATCCACTAACAAATTGTCTTCGTAGATAATGTTTTAGTGTTGGTTTAATTTCTCTAATATTTTTTAGTTTACGATAATCACCTCTAAATCCTCTTTTGTCAAGTGTCTCTAATAATCTCATTCGTAAAGGTATTGGAAGATAATGAAAATTAATTCCTAGAAATCCTCCAGGTGCTGATTGTATGGGCATCACAAGTGGAAATGTATCGTAGTATGGTAACACTGCTTTGAGTTTAGGATCATAACGAAAGAAATGCAACTTATTAAAAGTAGGTGCCTTTTTCAATTTACCTGAACGCATTAAACGAGCTGCAGATATTCTGTTTGATAAGTCTGCTACTTTCTTCTTGTACCAATTGATAGATAAATCTCTATCGCCTGCTGCGTTTCTAATTGTATCAAATACTGATGCCATGATAACTATTTATCTAAATAATTAGAATGAGAAAAAGAATAAAACGAATATCAAGTAGAATACTGGTTCAAGGAAAGTATCGTCCAAAGAATCCAAGTAAGTATAAAGGCGACCCTACAAACATTATCTATCGCAGTTCTTGGGAACTAACAGTATTCAAATATCTAGATAACAATCCTTCTATATTGAAATGGGCAAGTGAAGAAGTGTTTATACCTTATCGACATCCACTAACAAATAGAATAAGTCGATATTTTCCTGACTGTTGGTTGCGTTACAAAAATAACAAAGGAGAGATTGTTGAAACAATTTGGGAAATCAAACCCAAGAAACAGACTGTTCCTCCGACTGTTCCCAAACGAAAAACGAAATCATGGAAGTATAATGCAGAGCAATATGTAATCAATGACGCAAAATGGAAAGCATGTAGAAAGTATTGTGATAGAAAGGGTTACAGTTTTCAAATCATCACAGAGGATATACTTAAACATTGGTCAACAATCCCTTCGTTATAAGACATAAATAGTCATATGGCCAGTCTTGCAGAAAAATTATTAAACAGATTAACAGGTGGTGTATTAAACAGAAGCTCATCACAAGTAGCTTCATCAGCACCTATTCGTAATAGTAGATCGAAAGAATTTTCTAGTTCAGATGATTTCGCAAAATCAAATGAAAATGAATACTCATATGGTTCACTACGATATCCACTTAATCTTGGAACAACAGAAGAATTTGGTCATTACATATTATTTCATATATTTGAACGCACTAATTCAAAATACCATGGTCCACAAGAAGTAGAAGAAACAATTAAAGAAGTTGGTGCTGCAGGTAGAGTGTTTGAAAGAAAAGTGACAAAAACAGTGGATAAGCAGAGTATATCGTTTAGTCCTGGTGTTGTAAGACAACAAGATGATGAGACTATTGCTAATGTATATAAAAGACAAGATGATAGTTTATCAAAAAGTATTAGTGGTGGTCTTCGTAAGAGTAAGAGATTGGTACGCACAAAAGACACGATTGCTCTATACATGCCTAATGGAATGAAAGCAGATTACGCTGTTAGTTATAAAAATAGTGAATTAGGAATGGCAGGTGTTCTTGCACCAGACCTTGCTGGCGT